TTCCAGCACTTCTGACCTTTTTCATTCAGTTCAATAGCACCGATGTGTTCGAGAGCAGCAATTTGAGATGGAGTGAATCCCTCTTTCTTAGTGCTGTTACCCCAGTTAGCAGCACCAACCTTACGGCACTTGACAAGGGCACCAGATGCATACGCACTAGGCCATACAGAGTAACGAGACTTGACCTTGTGATAGCAAGCATCTTTTGTGCCACTACCCTTACCCTTCTTGTCCTTCTCTAAGATGACTTCTTCTTTCATTTTCTTTTTCCTAGGGCTATCGGTTTTAACATAGGTTGGTTTTGCAGCACCAGACTTTGACTGTTGACCGGGATCTGCTTTCTTTTTACGACGTGCAGCAGAGAGTCTCTCCGACTTACTCATGCTTGCTCGTTTTGCTGAGGAAACACACTTGGGAGTTCCTTCGCCTGGTTCATCACTGGCGCAAGTCCCACCTGTGACAACGTTGACCCAACCACCTTTACCATCTTTTGACTTGGATCCTTTGAACCACTTGTGAAGGGTGCCCTCGCTAACTCCACCATTAGCGCCCCCATTCCCATTTCCATTCCCATTCTTATTCTCTGCATCATCATCTACACTATGACCGTTTTCTTTGCGTAACATTCCAGCAGCTCCAACAACCTTAAATCCTTTGGGGATGGATTTACACTTTTTATCAGTGTAACAGTAATATTGACCAGCGGGGCACTTGCCGTTCTTAGCCATCAAAAGAATAATTACTCTTTATTATTTATCATCCATCAAGTGCCAAAGCAAGACCTAAGGTCATGCCAGGCAGCGACTGCCAAGATGTACCGTTATAATATTCAAGTTTTGCTGATGTTGTATTAAAGATAATTGCACCCTGAGTGAAAGTTCCAGCATCCCTAGATGCAGTGGTATATAACGGTGGATAAAATGCAGTTGACGCTTTGAGTGTTGCCGCAGTTATAATACCTGACGTATTAATTGAAACTGTTGTACCAATTCCAACTGATGCTGGTTTTCCCTGACTATCTTGGAAAGTAACTTCACCTGCACTATCCTGTTTGATTGAAACTGTTGTTGCCGTACCGATGATGATTTCATCAATACCTGAAATTTGTTTCGCATTTGGATCAATAGTAATTGATCCTTCACCGACAGTAAGAATACCGGTGACCCTTGCATCACCATTAACAACTAAATCTTCACTATGAAATCCAGTGTCAACTCCAACATGCAATTTAGTTGCTGTTGCAACCCCACTTACATTCCAATTTCTAGCATTTGCCTCATCGTAAACAATATCACCAGTTACATTTAAATTTCCACTTAATGTTAAATTGACTCCCGTTGCATTTTCTGCTAATTCAGATGCAGCTCCACCACCGACTTCTGTGCTGGCAATACCAACCCACTTTGATGATGATGAATTGTAGATAAGTAGTTGACCATCTGTGCCATCAAAAGTTACATCGTCAAGATCTTTGATGAATCCGGCACCACCGCCACCCATCGTTGAGAGTTGGGTTTGGATGCGATTAATGAAGATTCTGTAATGACTTGCAAGATCGCTTAAAGTAGCAAACTTTTGATCCATCGGAGTGAGTGGATCTTGTCCCGAACCAATGTTCTCAGCTTCCTCAGGTGGTTCATTAAGGAGATAGTTTTCTTGTAGATCTTCTACCTTCTCTTGTCTTACTTGAATCTGCTCAACAATCTCTCTTAGACTCTCAAAATTTTTGAGTTCCTTTCTAATCTTATTGAGTTCTTCTTCGTAGTATTTTGGTTTGGGAAGACCACTAAGTTTTGTTTTGAGTGAGTCTACCTCTTCATCGAGTTTATTTCCAACAGACTCAAACTTTTCATTCAAAGAAGTTTGAAGACGTTTTGCAGTCTCGGTGGTTACTTCTTGTAAATGATCTACTTTGTTTTCTACCCGATCAGTAATTACAATTTCAAACTCTTTTTGATTTTCTTTAAGTTTCTTTTGTAATTTCCAAATGATATCAGACTGTTCTTTCAGTTGACCATAAATTTGATCTTTAAGAGAACCTACTCTATCATGTACGTTTTTAAAATCTGTCTTTGATTCAAAAGCAAGAGTATCTTTTTCTTCTTGAATTCTACCTAGTTCATCTTCAATACGAGATGAAAGTGTCTCTACACAATCTTTGATTGATTTAAATCTCTCATCAACTGTATTGAAAGTTTGACCAACCCAGGTAAAGTCTGGAACTTCGCTTACTTTTTCAATCCAAACGGGAAGAGTTGGAATTGAATCTTTGACTGACTGAACCGATTCTCTAATCGTTTCAAGTTCGTCTTCATAATATCTTACTTCTGGGACGACAGGAATTAATTCCCTTACATCATCAATAATTTCACAAATTGCTTTAAGTTCTTCGTCATATGTTTTGATCTCAGGTATTTCGGGAATCTCTGGAATACTTTCTCGAACATCATTAATTAGACGTAGAACTTCACCCCATTCGGGTGCTTGAATTACATCAACTACTTCTATCTTTGCATTTCCCTCTGCATCATCAATTATCTGAGTTTCCTCTTCTACTTCCTCTTCTTCCAGCTCAATAAATTCATCAACCGAAGGAAGTTCTTCGGTCTGCCCTACGATATCCTCAATAGATGGTAATTCGCTATTATGCTCTTCGGGCATTTTAGTCACAACTTTTTTAGTTATTTATTTTGAGTCTTTTGTGCATCTTTGAGCATCTTAGTAAGGTCAGCAGTTGACCCCACAAAGAGAGCATTTGTGACATTGGTTGGTCCCTTCTGAGACTCTTCCTCAACGTCTTTCAGTTTCTTTTGCAGATCCATCAATTTGTCAGTTGCATCAGAGACACTTTTGATCAACTGTCCAGCAACCTCATATGCACGAGGCATTTCACTCTCTTGTGCTAAATCAAGAATGCCATTGATTGCCTCTTGACCCTTTTCAATTATGCTATAAAGATTACCCCTGGTATATTCATAGTCCTTCCTAACCTCAGTCTTGTCCCTTTCAGGAAGAGGTTTGGTTACTTTTACATCTTTTGTTGCTTCGACAATATCGCCAGCAACATCAAAGGTCTCGTTTAGATCGTCAAACTTCATGACATGTCCGTGCTAAAATCTTGGAAGAACGATGTAGTCTCGTTGAAACCGAAGTCATCTCCAACCTCGATTAGAGCATCATCGGCAGTGTTCAAGATGTTAACACCAGATCCTTGTACATGATCCACTGCTGTGGTTCCATCTTGACCTCTTCTAACTTTGAGGTTGTTACCGGCAATGGACTCAATGTACATCTCCTCATTGTTGATTGTGATGTAAGCATCCTCACTAAATGCAGATGCATCAACAAGAGTGAGAACAGTCTCTGCTGCTTCGATATCTTCGTTGAGATATCCAGATGCATCTCCAACGTAGTTTTTGGTTGCTCTTGGTGTAACTGAATAACGAAGTTCCCGTCTGGGATTCTTCGTATCCATGTTGGTCATGTAATTGAGAGTAGCCTTCTTGATAACACCAGTGGTCTGATCTGGGGTAGGACCGAACAGATAAGTTTTTGCGGTAAATCTTAACGTGTAGATCAGTGCTCTTCTGGTAGAAAAGTCACCCTCATAGTCATCAGTGAAGTTTACTGAATCAAGAATGATTGGAATATCTCTTTTCTCGTTAATCTCTCCCACCATCTGAACTGTCACATTATAAGATGGTTGGAAGTATGGTAAAATTTGTTCAATAATTTGAAGAGCATCATCATTTAACTTTGTCATGATGCTCAATTCAAATGCCATGTTATATGGCACTGGCATATATGCTTTCTTAATCGTCGATTCAGAATTTACTTTCTTTGATAAGAAGGTTTGAGTCTGAGATACTTTTCTGGATGGGTCATAAGTCAGACCACTAAACTCAAACGACATCCTTGGAAGAGTGATGGATGTTGGTTTGTTTAGATTTGGAGTCTGCTCGATTCTGGCAAGAAACTTTTGGGTAGGACCATATGCCAGAGGAACCTTCATAACACTAACAGTGTTATCGCTCCCGTCCAAATGTTTGATGGTAATGTTATTGAACAGGGTGCCAAACGCAATGACAGTCCTTCTCAATACCTCATTGTAAAAGTATTCAAACATTTTCGCCCAAGTCTAGTGTAGTTATTTAGACTTCTCCGAAAGGATTCTTCTGAGTAAAGTCTAAGATACCATCTGCTTCGCTTTGAATGGTGTCATTATCTGCATATGGATCGATAAGATCATCAGTGTCAGTTTTCTGTAATGTGTAAACCGCACCAGAATCTGATCCAGTAATAGTCTCGCCATATGTAAAGGTTCCTGCTGCAATAGAAACTTTAAGTTGCTTAGTTGATTCATCCCAATCTTTCACTCTCGCAGTTGTTCCAGAAGTTCCACCTGTTACAATTTCATTATAGATATAAGTTCCTGTTCCAACCAAAGAAGGTGAGGAGAATGATATCTGAGGTGGTAGATTATTTGTACCAAGAGTATACTTAGCACCAGAGTCGGTTATTCTAATAACAGATACTTCACCCGAAGAATTTAGAATTGCCTCCGCTGTTGCAGTATTTACACCAACTTCAAGACTTGAATAATTTTTATCAGCAGCACTGTTTGCAATAGAAATTATCGGAGGTTCAATATATCCACCTCCACCAAACGTGACTGCAATACCAGTCACAATACCGCATCCATTAATTCCAAATTCAATTGATGTTGTACCGATGCCAGTATTAGTTGCAGCGGCAGACATGTAAACAATATTAGAATCAATCTGTGTTACATGAGTTCCATCTGGAATATAGTTAGTAACCACATTATCATAGTCATATTGCAATCTGACTCTATCTCCAAGAAGAATACCTGTTGTAGTAATTCCTGTAATAAACGTAGATCCAATACCGATGGTTCCTTCTGTCTTGACAGAATCAAATCTCATCGTCGCAACGCCAAGTGCTCTAAATGCTTCATTGGCACCACCAGGGGCAGAAATGGTAACCGTGGCTGTCGTTCCTGGTGCATAACCAAATCCACTATTTCCAATACTAATGGCAGAAATTGTTCCTGCGACAGAAACAGTTGGTGTTGCTGTTGCGGTTACTGGACTTGGAGAACCAAATGTAATTGTTGGAGTGACAGTGTATCCAAATCCGATTGTTGCTCCTGTACCAACTGCCCATGAATCAGATTCATTAAAAGATACCGCAGTGACTACACCAGCGATATTAATCGTTGCAATACCAATCGCTGTCTGACCCGTGCTATCACCAGTTCCAAGACCAATAGTTACTGTTGGAGCAGAAGAGTATGCCCTACCCGTTGTTGTAAATGCAACTGAGTTTGGATTGATAGAGGTTCCAGAAAGACCAATTGTAGCTGTTGCTCTACTAGAACCAGGACCACTTATTGTTACCGTTGGAGGATTTGCTTGATCATAGAATTTACCCTCATCATTAATTGCAATACTTGCAACTGTGCCACCTGTTGAATCAAAATCTCCCATTGTTGCGGTGGCAGTGGCAGTATTTGAATTGCCAGTTGGAAGTGCAAAAGTAACCTGTGGTGTTCTAGAATAAAATCTACCACCAGTGGTTCCACCTGGGAATAAGAAGTTTGCAGCGCCAATACTTATAGGAGCAGAAAGAACACTAACACCAGCACCAATTGGATGATCAATGATTGCCGTAGCAGCTGCTCCTACATGAGTTGGAGTATCAATGGTTACAGTTGGCGGCGTTGTGTATCCACCACCACCATTAGAAACTGTGATAATTCCAATTGCACCCGTTGTTGCTAAACCAACAGTAGCAATTGCACCAGATCCGCCGCCGCCAACAAAAACAATCGTTGGTGGGACTGTATATCCAGCACCAGGATTAATCATCAATACTCTATCGACAGATGATGCAGTTGAAAATCCTGGTCTGGATGTCATGATTGCAACCGCAGTTGCCTGAATACCACCAGAAGGTGCAGAAGAGATTGCTACTGTGGGTGTTGATGTGTAACCTTGACCTTTATTAGTAAGACTGATAAACTTTAATGCACCATTAACAACTGTTGTGGACACAGTTGCCGTTGTTCCAATTCCAAGAAGAGTAAGCGTTTCTGCGTATCCAGCATCTTTCATGCTATCATCAATGTCATCAACACCAGTATCGATGACTTCATCTTCATAACGGAAGACCTCACATCGTAACTCATACGTGTAAAGATCTTGTAACTGATAGAAAGGATCAGCGTATTCTACAAACTTGATTTCATATAATCTATCATCAAGTGGGAAATAAATTAAGTCTCCCACCTCTCTCTTGAAATAATGAGAGTGACATCATCTTGCTGCTGCACACCAAACTTGGACAGCATGATGCCAGTACCTTCATAGGCATCTGACTTCACATATGCTTCGATAGGATATGCATCATCAAATTTAGATTGAATTACTTCTCTAATGACAGTATTTTGAGTGACGTACTTTCTAGGAATATAGTGTACATCAACTCCATACATACGAAGTTGTTCGTTGATCAGGTCTTGGACTAGACCTTGCTCACCGCGTGTGCCCTGAGTGAAGTAAGGATTAAGTGCCATTATCCGATAAGATCAAGAGGAGGAATTTCGTAAGTGGAGAGCATCTGATCATTAATGTCTTTCAACTCTTGCATTGCATCGTCATAAATCTGTCTACCATTAAGCTCAACTCCACCAGGAAGTTTTACCCCTTGGAACTTAATTAGATTCATACCCCACTGCTTCTTCATCGTAGCAGTCAAATACTTCTTAATGAATCTATCGTTGAATACACCCGGTGTATCATTGGGATCCATGGCTCTCCAACAATCAATAATAATATAATCATCAACGGCAAAGTCTCCCCAATCACAATCGATATAGAGTTTTTGTTCTCGGATATTGAATCGTAATTGTTTGAGAGGATTCAGTAAGAAGTCGATATCTTCTAACTTACTCTTGACCATGGAATACGTGAGCAATTCCAGTGATCCAAAATGATAAACGTCATTCATCAACAATTGATACTTGACGTTAAACATTCCCGTTGACATCGTTTGAGTGCCAGGGAATCTGTAAATTTTATTGACTCCAATAATTGAATCGGGCAGAGGAATATAATTTGAATTTTCTAGATAGTCAAAAGAACTTGTACTGCCAACAGTCTTGGTTACAGTTTTGGTTACAATACCAGACGTTCCACCAGCAGGTGCTTTGCCTCTATCAATATCATCCTGAGTGATTTTATATTTCAGTGGAACTTGTATGACACCATCATAGTGTCTTTCTTGAAAATATTGAATAGCATCATCTACCAGATCATCGATCTGCTCATCTGCAATATTGATTTCCAGAACAGGAGCACCGAGTTGCCTGAGGCAATAATCGATGAGACCTTGACGATTTGATGGCTTCGACATATTTGGAGTCCTCCTATGTTATTTAGACAGAAGAAGTAACTCCTGATCTTACCATTACATCGCCTTCAACAAGCCTATAAGTAGTTGAACCTGTTTTTGCAAGGACATCATATTTATATCTACCCTCTTTCAAACCTATCGTGTTAGCAGAAGATAATGATAAAGTGACGGTGCCAGAAGATTCACTAATTGAAAATGTTCTCAATGCATACATCGATGAACCTATACTCACTGATTTGGTCAAGTTTCCAGCAAAACTGTACCCACTAAAATTAAATGCTGCTCCACTAGTTGTTGTTACAGCGTAGTCGGCAATAAAATTTGCACCAGTGTTAATTGTTTGATTTACTACTTGTCCAACACCAGAATTGGTATCGAAGGTAAAACTAGCGTCCATTATTTTTCTGCGAGTTTGAGGAGAAGATCTTTAATGGTTGACATATCATCCTTTAAAGAATTTATGTCATCTTTCATGTCACGAATCTCTTGATGTTCTTTATCTTGACGATTTTTCTTCATGAGATAATTTTGATAGGCGTTGTGGTTTGTGTTCACCACAGCGCCTGTTGTCATATCCCTTTCAAGATTGGGATGCCCTTCAACTTTCATTATCTTACAGCGATAGTACGGAGATTCTTGATACGAGGTGGTTTTGCTTGATTTGTTCCAGTCATAACAATCTTCAATTGGAAACCAGTAAATTCTGGAAGATCATCAACGAAGAATTCATATTCCTTGAATTGTCCTGGGTCACTAGGTGTGACCAGTACATTTGATCTACCATCATTGTTCGCAACATCAATAACATTACCAAGATCATCAAGATTATTGTAACCTGGGAACAAGTTGTATGGTACAGAATCAATGCTGCTATCATCGGTAAAGATCTTATACAGAACTCTGATATCAGCAGTTTGATCTCTATATGCATCCAGAAGAACTTTGATAGAGTTTGCTGGATTTGCAAGATCAACTTTCTTAGTGATGTAGATCGCACCATTAGGATCCTCACCAGTGACGGTGACTCTTCTATCTTGTGAGAAGTCGGATACTGGTGAATTCACTCTATTTGAAGTAAGGATAGCTTGAACTCTATCAAGGTCAACCAGAGGAGAAACAAAGGAATTGTCTGAGAAGAATTCAAGATCAAGAGTGAAAGATTTATTTCCGGGGAGATCACTTAAAATAACATTTTCATTATTCTTAGATGCAATCATTCTTGGACTGTCAAGTTCGTTTGGTTCATTGAGAGTTACTGGTTCGTAACCTTGATCAGAGAATGATTGCTCACCACCATCAACACTAGTCGCACTAACTGTTCTGATACTTGCATTTAAGGTCGTACCAGTCAGAGTGAGGTTCTGAACATTTGGAGTGATAGTCTCAAACTGAATGTTGTTTCCACCGGTTACATTATCACCACCAACTTTCTTGGGAGAGTTGAATCCAAGTTTGGGGAATGAAGTGTTGACAGATCGATCAATGCCATTGGAAGACATATCAATCTTGATTGCGTAAGAATCAAGTTTTCTTGCATTTCCAACGGTTGCATCGCTAAGAGTATGATCTCTGTTGATCCTTCTAAGAGAGACTCCATTCAATTCATACTTAGAAATTAAGTCACCTGCGTTATGTGCGAAGGTTCCTTTACTGTCAATATTTCTGGTGATTCCAGATAAAGCATTGCCAGTAATGCCTGTATAAGAAATAAGTTCGTTTCCAATAACTGCATATCCTGGGTTTGTGGTTCCAACACCCACATTTTCAAAGGTTTCAAATTTAGACGTATTTGCAAGTCCAATATTACCAGTAGCAGTTGCTTCAATATCAGCACTGAGAGTTGTAGGTCTCATGTCTGGTTTTACATTAGAAATACTAACACCATTTACACCAGAATACATGGCATGATTTCTATGTCTGATATTCAAATGTAAACCATCAGAGTCTGTATTATCAGACGCACTGTCAGCAAAAACTCCTGTAAGAATTCCAACAGCACCAGTTTCTTGAACAACATAAGTCATTGTTCCAGCAGTTCCGGTAACAAATTGACCCTGAACTCCATCAAGAACAAGAGCATTGATCGCGGAAATAATACCAACACTAAATCTTGCATTTCTACCAAGAGTGGTGCTACCCAAGGTGCTAATACCAAGTTCGTCACCAACTGCATATCCTGTACCACCATTGGTGATAAAGCATGATGTGATACCCCCACTGCTAACAGTGACACTAGCGATTGCGCCAGATCCAGAACCAGAGAAAGTAGTAAGATTTGCAGTGTAGGTTGCAAAACCAGCAGATGGAGTGTATCCGATACCAGCATTAATAATATCGACAGAAGCACCAATACCAATAGAACCAAGGGTATCGATAATAACACCAGTTGCAGTTGTGTTGTTAACCTGAGAAATGTTAACACCATCAATAACAACTGCTTCCATTGCGGAAGTTAAAGTAGCACCAAGTCCAACAGTAGTTTTTCTACTAATAGTTTGAACTGGATTTGGACCAAGTTTTGTAACACCACCATTTGTAAGACCCATGTCAGGGTTGTAGAACGATGCATTAGCAGTTGTCCCAGTTGTAAACTGAGCTCTGTACATGGTAAATTTAAGATCTTCAAACTGACTTGCATCCCACGTAGAACCGTTTTGAGACTTGAATAAAGAACCCAACAGAGGTTGTTGAGAAATTACTTGTCTAGTAGCATTTTCATCAGTCAGAGTTCCAGTGACATCTTCTTCGCCCATTCTAGAAATCCAAGCACCATATTCAGGAGTATCCGCAAGAAGGACGAATGCATATTCAGTATTACCTTTGAGATATACTGGTGATGGGAAAGTAAACTTAGTCGCCACTGATGCATCATCAGAAATATTAACCTGAGATGGCATCAGATCAACTTCACCAAATGGGAGGATCGTAGTAGTTGGTGTGCCATCCCTCATAGTTCTAATCTGCATTGTCACAGGCAGAGTAGTATCTTTGACTTGGAAGTATGCCTCAATGGCGGTGACAAACATGCCATCAGCGGAGTTGACAAAGAAGGATTGTGCCAGAGGATCTCTTCCACTCTTACATCTTCTCGTACTAGCAGTTCTTGTGTTACCAAGTTGACCGGTTGGAATCAGATTACCGCTTCTATCAAAGTTCCAAGTTCTTCCGCCGCCACCTGAGCGACCACCACCGCCGCCACTGCGTCTTCCGCCGCCGCCTCCACCGCGACTTCTTCCACCACCACGTCCGGTGGGTCCATGTCTGGTTACACCCTTTCTGGCGTAAGATCTTCCACTTCTACCACTGTTTCTTCTAGAAGTGTAGAGGGTTCTGGTTCTGGAAAGATTTCTGGTAGCAATCAGTCTACCAGCACCATCAAAGTTCCAGATTCTTCCTCCTCTTCTACTTTGTATTCTTCCTCTTCCTCTGTATCTTCTTCTTCTGCCACCACCTCTTCTTCTACTTGGACTTCTCCTAGGAGATCTACCACCACCAGATCCACCACATTCAGTGGGAGCACCAGGTCTTGTTAAAAGAACAGCAGTATTGTAGATTAGACCTTTCCCATAGTCATCAACTGCACGTGCATATGCAGTGTAAGAACTGTATCCGTTATTGATAGCAACAGTGTATGCAACATAACGTGCATCACAGTTTGCACTAGGTCTCTGTCTTACATTTCTAAGGATCGTATCTTCACTAACTTCACTAATAACTGCATCCGAAGAACCGAGAATAGTTTCAGAATTTGTAGTTTCTTGGAAAATAGACTGATGGAGTGCAGTTGATCTTACCGAAAGAACTGTTTCTTCTGTAAATTCAAGTAAACCACTTGCCTGGAAAGTAGTTTCTGCTGACGTTTGGTTCAGGGAGGAAACGAAGTTTGTATTTGGAATTGAAGTAAGTTTGACAATCTTACTGCCAGTTAAGAATCTTGGGTTAGTTGCCTTAGATGGATCTGGAACAAAGATGCAACCAACAACAAAACCTACTTCGTCGGTGACTAATCTAATGTCATCTACGGTAGCTTGTGCTCCACTAGTAAGACCTTTAAGGATCATTCCTCTACGAGGATATCCGAAGAAATCTCCATTAACTTTCGATGCAAGAGATGTAGTATCAACATTCAATACAGATGAGACTGATGAGTAATCATCTGGAAGAGTTTCGTCGTTATTATACGGATTTAAGTCATAAGTTGCTGTTGGATCATCAAAAGGTCCAGTCTTATGATTTGCTTCCGCTAATCTAAACTTAAACGTTGGAGTTGATTCATCAGGCGTTGGATTAATTCCAGACTCTGCTCTGGACATTGTACCAACAACGGTCTCTCCAACCTCAAATGTTCCAGATGTCATAGCGACTTCAAGCAGTTTTGGTGCTGTGAAGTCAATCATATTGACATTATCCAGAATCGGGAATACCTGAGTTCTTGGTCTGAGTCTAGTTCCCTTAAATTCAATATTACGCGATCTCATATGCGTAATAACAGATCTATTCAGAACTCTACTACCAACTGTTTTCTTCTCAATGTGGGGAGATGTCCTGATAGCAACACCATCTCTAACTTGTTTGTGAAGTTGTACATCAGAAGTTGTTCTTACAACTTGGGTAGTGGTTGTCTTAATATCATCAGTTGCGTTGAGTTGCTTAGTTGTGCTGGTAACAACAGTATTATCAGCAGTTCTAGTTTCTCTACCAATGATGCTATCTACCCAAGAACCCCATTCAATTTCAGCAAATCCTTTTGCTTCTTCAATACCAAGTTTTTGAGTTGAGGCAACAAAATCGGGACCATTTACATCAAACTCTGCTGTTTTAATAACCTTCTGATCAGCCCAGTTGTCAGATGATGGATAGAGATGAAGTCTACCAGTCCAATTAGTTACAAGGAATGGGTTGACGGATTCAACACGAGATGCAAACAGGTTTTGCATGAAAACCAAGTCTGCATAGTTGAGAGTGATGACATCACCAGTCTTTCTAAGATTTGGATCAGTTAATTGAGTATTGAAACGATTGTCTAATGTATCTGGTAAAGACGCACCAATTCCAGTCACTGCTGCGGTTGCTAAGACAAGATCAATAGCAGTGGTATAGTGAGGTGGTCTTAATTCACCATTGTAAGTGTCAATTGAGCAATCAAAGTCTTCGTTTGATTGATCTTGAATTTGGTGAGTTTTAAAATTATCAACAAAGAAACCACTCTTAAATCTGTCAAGACCTTTGGCATCTTGAATCGTAAGTGCCTCAGTTTCTTTTTCTAACAGAGAAAGTGCGGTATAATATTCAAGATTAGTAATTCTATTATCAAGATCACCAATATCTTTCATGGTGTATCTCTTATGCTCAACTCTCTTGATAGATGCGCTATCAATAGAGAACATGTAGGGGGGAAGTTTAATTGTGGCAACCTCTAAATTATCATCCAGAGCAGGTGGCAATTGAGGGTTAACTGCTGGTACACCATTAACAACGTTAAACTTACCAAACGCATCTAAGAACACTCTGTCAATACGACCAAGATAGTATTCATAGTTAATGACGATATTCTCATCAGAAACCAAAATATTTGGAACTGATTGACCACTACCAGTGAAGTTTCTGGAAGCAAAATCAAATGGAGATGTAGTAGATGATGTGCTGTAATCACTAACTCTTGGTCGAATATCAAGAATATCCGTATTTCTTACACCTTCAAAAGATGGAATATCATTACTATACAGTTCATTATCATAACTTTCAGATGTGAAGATATCACCAGTATCAGAAGCATCAACTGCATAATTTTGGAAAATTACTCTAAGTTTTCTATTAGCATTTTCTCTTCCCTTCTTTCTTACAATTCTTCCATAATCATAGAAAGAATTTCTTTGTCCATTATCAAGAGAATAGTCCTCAGTGACGTTCTTATCTGCCTGACCAATGTCAGCTACTATTGCTCCAACAGATGAAGTCTTTCCACTTAACCTTTCGCTAAGTGTGAAAACCTTGTTATTGAGATATACTACCTCTAATACTGTTCCAGAAACTGCTGAGACAACTCTTGCAACTGCTTTACTATCTTCACCGATTAACTTTTCGCCAATAATAAAGTCGGAAGTTGTTTGATTTGGACCACTCATGGTCGTAAGAGTCACTGTTGGCAAATTCGGATCATTTTGATCATCCGATTCAAAAATACCAAGAACTCTTAGAACATCTGGTTTGTTCAGAGAAATTTCTTTGTCCTGAACTCTGGTTCCATATACATTACTGTAAGTAAGACCATCATTCAAAGTAGTGGTTCCGATTCCAGATGAGGCATCGCTAGATCTGGTAACCAGAACAGAAGAAACATTGTTGAGTCTCTTTAATTTTTCACGAACTCTATTTTTGTTAAGAGTAGCAAATACTCTAATATTTGTTTCTTCTTCGCGATCAAGACCAGCAATGGTTACTGTTTTTGCATTAGTTGCAAGTGTAACCATGTCCTCGGTAAGAGGTTGAATGGTGCCATCAGAATATGCAACATGATACCTCTCCTCGTCAAATGGGAGATATGCCTCATTAGCAGGAGCAGTTTCTAATGTGAGAGTGCTTGAAGCAGAAGAAACATTAGTAAATACTCTCTTAATTACAATATTTGCTGTACCAAGATCTACATTATCAATATTTTCAACACCAAGAGTGGTGAAGAACGTATTATCTTCTACATTGATTAAATCGCCGGATACAACTTCAAGATCAGTGATTTGTTGTACGTTTTGTGGAGGAGCACCCTCAAAGACATTAGATACCGTCTGAATGCCTGCCAGAGTCATCTCAGAGGCAGTATTGTTGATGCTATGAACCCTCAGCACAACAGGATCAGAAATAGCACTGTCAGTGGAAATAAATCTGACAAGATCATTCGTAGTAACAATGCCTACGAAGGTTCCTTGCTCAGCGGTAATTGTGCTAAAACCTGCGGGGAGTGTATCAGCACTACTACCACCTCTACCACTGATGGTAAATGGTGTTCCAAACTTTCTCTTAGTCGTTAATTTGAGATCAGCGTTGAAGGTTTGAATACCAACAGTGGTGCCCTGATAAATGGACTTTGTTTTTGAAATATCGTAGTTGGTCGTAATCGCAACAGTGGTGTTATAATTAATACCATCAACTGCAATCTTTTCTCCTTTGTGGAAAGATCCTCTAACCTGTCTGAGACTAAATGTGGAACTTCCAGACGCATCATCAACAACAAATCCAGAAGCGCCACTATATTGTCCAGAGAGGAAAGCTCCTGCTCTCAGAGACGTAAATGGTTGAGTAATTTCTAACTTAGTGTATGGAGAAATATCAAAAAGTCTGAGAGTATACTCAGATTCTGGACCTTTAAAGACCTGAGACTCTAAGTTATAGTCATAGATTCTACATTCGCCAATGGCACTACCAGCAGCAACAGTTGATCCAACACCAACTCTTTCGTCTCTCAGAATAGCAGCAATGGTTGTGCCAAATCCTACAACAGGCGAACCATGGAGATTATTGATCGTTAGTTTTGGTCCAACAGAAAGAGGAACTGCCTCTTGAAATACTTGTCTAGTAGTTCTTGGTTTATCAATATCAATTACAGTATCAGTCTGCTTCTCTACTTCAAATCCTCTAACGTATGCCTTACCAGAAGAAATAACATACTCCATTAAATTATCAGATGGAGTATTTGCCTGATATGTCAGTTCCCCTTCATTATACAGACCATCATTACCCAGATAGTTATTGAGGGTATTTTTGATAGAAAGACCAAATGGTTGAATATAGTAGTCACCAGACTCATCATGAGTTCTTCTTGCAAACTCTGCTTTGATGAAGTTGTAGTCAGTATTTTTTACAAAGGTTTCAAGTTCACCATCTTGAATTCTCATCAATTCAACAAAATCTGGATCATCATTATCGCTGATCAGTTTTGAAGTTAGAAGAGCAGTAATTTTTAATCTATCTGCGCCAGGTGCAGAATAATTACTATAACCCTGAGCATTATCATTAAGAGATGGATCTTCATCCGAATTGATAATTTCTTCAATTACAGACAAACCAACCTTAACAGTTGGCATTGACTGATATTGTTGCAATAAAATGGTTTGAGGACTAACCGTTACAAAGTTACCTCTTAAAAAATATACACCCTCTTGAATATTAGCAGCAGAACCAGTAATATTACAGTCAGTAGAAACTGCTCTTGCAAATCCTTGATTTGCAGAAATTACAGTATTCCCATATGACAAAGAATCTAACAGAATTAGATCCTCTCCCTCAACAAAATCACCAGTAGAAAGATCAGATCCAGACTTAGTGATTGTAAAATATAAAGTATCTAAATTTAATTCAGAATCATTGGCACGTAAGACAAAATCAACTCTTGCCTCAATACCAGAATCTTGCCCTCTAAATTTCTTACCAACTAACTGATCTACATATAGACTGACCGGGAGACCAGCAAAATCCGAATCAATACAAATGCCAGTGAAAAGATCTTGATATGAAAGTTGCCCAGGAATTACTTTCGCACCTTCTTTGAAAAAATGCGTACCAAATTTTTCAATCTGGTTTTGAAGAATTGACTGTAATCCAGTTAATTCCCTTGCCTGAACAGGAGTTCCTGGTTTAAAAAGAACCCTGTGAAAATTACTGGCTGGATCAAAGTCATCATAATATGGAGTGACATTGAGATTAGTTTCCTGGGGCATCTTCTTAGAATTCTAAAACAATTTTAATATCTTCTTTTTGGTTTGACGATCTTAAAACGGACGGTCTATTATCAACATAAATGATGTGTCCGCTTTGAGGTTGTACCTCAGGAGTTGAGGTTCCTTTGTCAAACGTTTGGCCTAGGAAGTAGGTCCTATTATTTAGAACGGTAGAGATACCTGAGAATGAAGTATCAATGGCAACTGTTCCAGTTCCTCCGGCAATATTAAATGATCCACCGTTGGTCAAAGTATTTTGGAATCTCAACAGTTTATATCCATAGAGAGGTGCAGTACCAACTGTCGATGATGTTGCAACTCTGCTATCCTGCCAATATTTCAATACACCAGTGTTTGCATCCCAAGAAACAACTCTACCAATGGCGGTAGATCCAACACCAACAGTTTGTGTGATAATATCGTCTTCTTGAAAATCAATTAAATTTAACTGGTCTGCTGTTACCTTTAAAGCATATGTCGCACTCGCTTTTTCTAAGGATAGTCTACTCGTAGATCCATATACTAATGGGTCTTTTACCACACCAATTCTTGCAAACTCATTTCCAGTAATAAAATCGGGATTTGCACTGTCATTTTCAAGGCGAGAATAAATCATCACCTTTCTAGTTCCAAGTTCCTCGTAGATATCAGAACCATGTCCACCACGAGGTGGGATAACCACACTTGTCACAGCATCGGTGCTAGATGCAGAATTTGTAATTCCTGCTCCGTCTAAATCAAGAGTTCCGAAAGAGTATCCAGAACCACCATTTGAAATATCTACTGATTGAATTTTACCATCAGCATTGATCGTAACACTTGCCTTTGCTCCATCACCATCACCAAGAATATCAACATTAGAATATGTGGTTGCTGTTCCATAACCAGTTCCTCTATTAGAGATGGTTACAATTTTTAATTGCCCACTAGTTGCTGCATTATCTCTAACTGCTGCGTTGGTAGAGTCTCCTTGCCAACCAGTAGGAACAGGAATAAAATTAGTAGAGTCAAATCTAAGAATATCTGTTGGAGTTAAAGTGTAAAGATATTTCCAAACATAACCATCACCACTGCTACCAGCTGCTCTTGGTTCTAAATCGGTAAATAGAGGTTCATCCAAAGATGGTTTACCAGATGGGTTTTCTGGTGAAATGCCATTGTTGAGGCAAATGTAAACTCTATAATCTCTGTTAATTACATAATACTTTGCACTATAAAGAGTAGTAGATTTAGAAACCGGTGCTAAATTATTTCTACTATAATCATGACGATACATGTCATACTTTTCACCAGATGCCCATGTGTATTTTTCTACAACCCTTTTTACCTCAGAAGGATTGATCTTTTTCATTGCGATCATCGTATCCCAATGTCGATTCTCTTCACTCAGAGAATCAACTGGTGCCGGGGGACTGGTGTTCCAACTTGCGTCTAACTCAGTCGCATTTGGTAAACCAATCCAGGTATAATACGAACTACCAGTAGACGCAAGTCCAGCGCGGAAGTTCTCCGCGCTGAGGATACGAAACTGTTCAGTTATAATCGCAGACATTTTGAACTTTTTTAGTTATTTATGTTAAATATCCAACCGATTTGAGTGGTGTTCTTCTAATGATAACAGGACCAGTTGTAATTCCTGTAACACCATTATTAAGAGTTGGAGTAAAGGTCTTAGCAATACCAGATCTGGTAAAGGTTTGAAGTCTACCCCAACTAAACTTACCAAAGAATTCGCTATGTCCATAACCAGTTATACCAGCAGTGCTTGCAACACTTACAACAACTCTTGCAACATGTGTAGTTCCAAATCCAACTGCCTCTGTTGTTGCAATCGAAACAGAAACTGCTTCGTATACATTATCCAAGCACGTAGAACCAATTCCAAGTGTGGCACCACCAAGATCAAGAGAAGTAACTCCTTGACCAATATTTGAGTCAAAGACTACAAATGGATACCCAGTTGCGATATTAGAAATTGTTCTTGCTGCACCTGGTCCCATTACAGAAGTGCTTCTCAGAGGAGATCCATCAGGGATTAACAGATCAAAGATTAGACCCGTAGTTGCAACTCCGATAGATGTAGTTCCAACACCAGAGATAATGCCAAAGTCACCAGAGTAATCAACATTTTTGATTTCCTCTTTATCAAAATTAGGTGGTGTGAGAAGGACAACTGGTGGATTGGAGAATGTATATCCAGCACCAGCACTACTTACACTAATCGAAGTAACTGCTGTTCCAGTTATCGATGCAGTAGCAGTTGCTCTGGTGGCAGAACCAAAACCAACGCTATTGGCAATAGAAACCAGAGGTGCCACTGTATATCCAAGACCAGAGTTTGTGACGCTGATTGAGGAGACAGTGCCAAATCCAGAGATGATTGCTGTCGCAGCAGCAGCGATCTTAGTGTCTTGATTGATAATCTGGACAGTTTGTTTAACCTCAGGAAGAGCTTCCGCGTAGGAATCAAATAGAGGGAAGACACCAGTGGTCCAAATTTCAGTAGAACCAAGTCCAACTGCTTTGATAATATTTGTTTTTGGTAAGATGTTCGCTTCGTATAAAGTTCTGTCTTTGGTGATTGCTTTGTTATTCAGGAAGAGATCTTCTTGCTGCTTACACCAAGTCATGGGTCTTTGGATTGTAACATCCGTAGTTAACCCAGGTCCATCATAAGAAGAAGTATTAAAGGTATCAGCAGTTGCAATTCCAGAAACAAATCTTCTATTTTGATCGAACACAAGTTTATTTTGCGAATCATTTGCATTAATTTTTACAGTATCACCAGTCTTAATTGTTTCAATAATATCTCGACTGATAACATCAACACCACCCGTACCACGATAGAAGAGAATAGCACAAGTATCGCCAACCTTTGGTGGTTCAATAAATGTGATATTTGAACCACCATCAAATTGATATGCAACACCTGGTTCTTGGATAATGTTGTTTAAGAATACAAGAAGAGTTTGCTTAACATCAATTAAAGAACCTTTGGCAGCTCTAATAGATGTAGGTGTTCCATTCTTTCTCATGGTGAATACTCTTGTTTGACCGTCAAAGAAAGTATCAAGTTTATCAAATACATCAAGATCACCAAATCTCCAACCAGTCATCTTATCAGAATCCACTCTGTTGATATCGATTCTGAAATCACTAAATCCAGCGCCAACGGTGGAGTCAGTTGGAATTCCTGTGATACCACCCTTTGGAATGGTTAGAATTTCTCCAACCTTATATCCATAACCAGTGTTGATAATATCAAAATTTAAAACACTAGATCCAAGCGAGACTTGAACATCAACAAATGCATTTGTGCCAATTTGAGAACCAGGGGAATCTGGATGATAAATCAGCGGAATGCGAGTATATGGGATTGGTTGATCAAAAACAACGATTGGTGGATTGCTAAATGTATAACCAGTACCAGGATTCTCGGTCGGAGTGATTGAGACACCAGTGACATTACCATTTACAACCGTTGCAGTACCAATGGCAGTTACCTCAACTGTATCGATATCAGCAGTTCTGAGTCCGACGTTATAAGTCAGTTCTTGAACAACACCATTGTAAGTTGCAATTCCAGTTCTGTAACCAGATCCACTATTACCAATGCTGATAGAAGAGATAGTACCAAATCCAGAAACAATTGCGGTGCCGCCAGCAGCAACCAGAGGTTGATAACCAAATCCTTGTGTCGATCCGACCGAGACAATAACACCACCAACAGGAACAGAACCAGTGTTTACATCATTGGTTACAGAAGCAGCAAATCCACTGAATACGATAGATGTAATACCAGCATTTTCAGTAAACTCAAAATCATTAATTCGTGCATCTTGTGATGGAATTTGAGCAATATCATTAATCAAGATCAAAGCATGACTTGTGCTGAATCCAGAAACGTTTACATCATTTTCTTTGATGGTGAAAGTCTTACCAACACCAGTTAGTTCTTGGGATACCGAATCAAAGAGGAAGTTGGTTGCATAAGTATGAGTTGTTGCACCAACAACTCCATTTCTCAGGAAGGCTCTCCCTTGGAAAACAGCTGTTGTTTGAATGCCAGTGTAGTCGAGATCATCGGGATCAGTTCCTTCGGCAGGTTTCAATCCATTAGGAGCAGTATAGAAATTAATTGTGTTATCAACGATGTTATAAGATCCTTCATATTTTTCAATTTGAGCACCATTTGGGTGAGTTGAAAGACCCGTACCCATCCATGCTCTCTGAACAACAAGAACATTAGTGCTACCAAATCCTACTTGTTTGACTCTCATAAATTCATCTTCTACTTTAAGAAGATCCCCACCAAAGATTGATGTGATTCCAGAAATCCTTAATGTTTCTCCACCAAAACTCATCTGTTCAACAAGAGTGTGCTCAACATTACCAGGAATAACTGGATCCTGAATATTATTATCAACAGCAATAATACACTTAGTATTTTGATCCTGAGAAGTAAATGTATGAGAGGTGCCAATACCAACTGTGGTTAAATCAAGATAGTTACCAACATTGGATGCAAGAGCATCTTCTGGTGAACCAGCGAGGCGAATTGATTTATCATCAACCTTAATTGCATAGACATATTCAGGGAGTTTGTCAGTAGAACCATATCCACTGATCGTTGTAGTTGCAATACCAACGGAAGAAGTTGTGCCAGACCCAGTTGGATTGTACTTCAATCTTTCACCAGAGGAGAAGAAGTGATTTGGGAGTGTAATAAGATCATTATCAGTATCAACAATGAGCGAATCTGTGGAATCAAAGTCTTGGAAGAAGATTGGATCACCACCATGGAAAAGACCAAACGCTCTTCTAACGTCAGCATTAGTGTTAGTATAAGATCCTTCAAAAGAAGAAATCTTAGTATCAACAAGATCCAATTCAAACAGTCCTTCAACGCCACCTTTGGTTTGTGAAGCAGAAGTAGTAACAGTTTTTACTCTTACCTCAGTTGATGCGGGTGGCACATAAACAACATTATACTTATCACCATCTTTAATAGCAGAAATTGTACCAATACCAGAGTGTCCACTGTTATTGTCAGTCTCAATTGCACCAAAGAGAGTTTGATAAATCTCACCATTACTATCATGCATGAAGATGCCTTCAAGCAGTTCAAATTTATCATTTGTCACATCCTCAATGTGGAAGAGAACATGTCCTCCTTCTTCACTAATAGATTCATTACCAAAAGTTGCAACAGTTGTGATACCAGGTGATGCTGAGGCAGAGATACCTTGATACTGAGCTCTGATGTCGCCAGTTGTCAATTCAACGGTGGCAATTCCAACCGTTGATACACCACCAAGGAAACATTGTCCAAAGATATTAAACGTAATACCAGTTCCAGTTACACCTGACGCTGGTGTAGCATTGATGTAGTAGATGTTATTTTCAACATAGGAACTAAATGTACAAATACCTCCGGTAGTAGCTGTGGTGGAAGATGGATCGATGTTAGACATGTCACCATATTGAAGATCATATCCGTAGGTATCATCATGCAATACGTTGAGATTAACAACTTCATGCAACTCACCAGCAGTCATTTGAATCATAAATTTATGACCAGCGTCCATGTTGGTCAAAGGAATATCATAGATGTTTACAGTTGTTGTGACACCAGCATTAATTTTAGATCCTCTTGTTGCGAGTTGAATAATATCACCAACAGTTGTAATACCGACAAGAGTTGAGATACCAACAGCAGTGTGAATATCTCTATCAACGTTATAGACTAATCCATGAACATCATAATTATTTGTGTCAAATTTATCTGGGAAGAATAATAATTCGCCTTCACTACCACGAACCTGGAAATCAAAGAATCCATTAAGATCATCAGAACCATCAACAGATCCAAATTCTTGAATAAATCCGTTTCCATTATTATCAATCAATAGTTCAATGATTTCCATTCTTCTGGTATCAATGAACTGAGTGTCAAATGTCAACGCAAAGTATTTTCTATAACGAGTTCCTGCAATCGGGAATCTATCAATTACGGTGAACCTAGTTGCTCTTGGAGTGTTGTTAAATTCACCCGAAAAATTGTCGATGGAAAGAACTCTATTTCCAACAGATTCTTCATAATCAGAAATTGGAATATTTCTTGTCAATATTTGATTAGATAAGAAATTACCAGAGATGAACTTGGAGGTTTCTGAAACAAAATCAAAGTCATAACGACAATATGTTTCAACCTCACTAATCAAATCAACAAATAATTCGATTGTGTTTGAAGTGATTCCAACAGGACGATTATTTTCATCCTTAGATTCAATCTGCAAATCGGAGAACTTCTTAAATCCACCGGGGTGGGCCATGGAAGACACGATTTCATTCCAAGTGTCATAAGCGATTTTAGATTTCAAAGAGTAGGAGAAATGCTGGTAATAATCACTATCAATTAATCTCTGCTCATTGATGCTCAATTTACCAGTGTCAGTATCCCATCCTCTTACAACCTCCTCAACAGGTGTGATATCATAGTATGAATCTACATTAATTTTTTCAGATACTGTTCCAAAAGTTCCAGATCCAATGCCTCTGATAAGGTCACCAACTAAGATTTCTTTTGTAGAATTGACTTTTAAAATCTTATTTTTAGTGTCCCAACCAGAAACTGTGCCATACTTAACTTCATCTTTATTAGTAGCTTCAATTTGCTCAGTAAATGAGAATTCATTCTTTTTCAAGATTGGATTGAATACAGGGAAGTCTTCAAATGGAATAACTCTTCCCGCAGATCTCGTTGTCACATATATTCCTGGATTTGAAACATCAGAATCTAGCTTATAAGTGATGGATCCAATTCCACCAATATTCGCATCAATTGCAGTTACTTCAAAGAATTTGAAGTTATAATCTGGCGAATTATATCCAGATCCAGTGGATGCAATACCAACGCCTTCAACAAAAACTTTTCCTCCAACCGAGAATGGGAAAGATCCCGCAGTTGAGAATCCAGTGTTCAGATTAAGTGTAACTTCTTTTGTGATAGTATTGAATCCAACAGTATCAATTCCAACACCATTTGGATTGTTTACAGTAATAAGAGATGGTGCAACGTCAGAGAGATTTTTGGCATTCTCTCTAATGAAAATTTCAGAAATACCACCATTTTTTACTTTTGGTTCAAGAATTACGTTTTCAATTTTTTTATTAGTAATTGCATCAATAACCACAATTCTTGGTTCGATATTATAACCATTTCCACCAGAAGTAATTCCAACGCTATCAAAAGAACTCAAACCTTCAATTCTTAAAATTTCGGGAGTGTTTGCAATTACTTTAAATGTTGGGTCAGATGGATAATCATAACCAACACTTTGCTTACGAGTTCTGTTTATACTGCCCATGTTACCGGACAATCTAATCAAACCACCAGATCCAGTAGTAGATCCGATGGAAGTGATGCCAGGAAGATCTAAGTAATTTTTATTACTATTCTTAATATTAATTGTGTCAATTGGTCCGGTAGCATTGAGAGATTTGTGAGTGTAGTAGAAAGTCCCCTCAGAAGATCCATAACTGGTTCGTTCGGGTTTTTCCGTCAAATTGAATTTGAAGGTGGTTGTGCCAATGCCAGTTGGATATTCATAAACTTGATATACACTATTGACTAAATTAATTGTGTTTGCAGAATCTTGCTCAGTGTCTATGAACAGTTCGGTTTTTGTTGTTGGGGAAATATCAATATTAATCGGAATAAACTTATAGAAAAGTGTTTCTGGTATCAGATTATTTGTTCTTATGTTTACCGCAGATGGATCTGTGACACCAATGGTGCCAATTCCAGACACTTCATATTCTCTATTTGTTCCACTCGTTTTAAATTCCTTATTAAATCCAGCATCTTCATAGAATTTCAAATCAAACGCTGAGAAAGTAGATCCAGATGCAACAATTGACAGGGAAGAGTCGGTGGTTGCAAAAGAAACAGTATTACCTTTTTTAACATCAACTCTTGGATTAACCTTAGATAAGAAATGTTCACCACTTCCTGTTCCACCGATAGAAATTGGTGTAGGATTAGATCCAATAGCATCTACCTTGTTTGCTGCGAGTTTTAAATTATTTGAATCAATTCTAATTGCATAATAAATTTTTTGATCCGCCATTCCAGATGGTGCGGTTCCACCAGTGCTATAAATGACTTTATCACCACTCACCAAATTGTGATTCTGAATGTTGATACTGTTAGTTGTAGATGTGATTCCAGTAGGTTCAAACTTCTTTCTATCAAATACAATTCTTCTATTATAATCATTATATTGAACAAATACAATTTGCTCTTTATTTGGAGATGCAACTAATCTAATCGGATCATTAAAAGTTAATCCATGTGCTTCCTCAGTTGTTAGAGTAGCTTCATGTGCATTTGCATCAGCAGTAATGGGAGAGGTTTCTCTCTTGAAACTATGAGTAACACCTAATCCAGCAACAGTAAATGCTAATTGAACAGCAGTAGAACCAAGTCCCACAAAAGAACCGGTAGATCCCAAACCAACCTTGGTAGTAGAAATGCCAAGAAGATTTGTGGACTCTTTAATAGCATATACTGTCGATTGATCTGAAAGAACAAAAGTGCCAATTCCATCAGATACTTCAATGGAAGTTCCACCACCATTTGAATATGTCAGTTTATCGCCGGTCTCAAAAGAGTGATTAGGAATCAAGATTGTCTTGATAGGAATAATTCTGCTGGTGTGTGCAGTTCCTGGTTGATAGTCTGTGTTCTCTTGTAAATGGGGAGGTGCAATATTATTCAGTGCATGATATGCAATTGTAGTTCCAACACCAACCACCGCAGTGGTTCCGAGTCCAACTACTTCGGACGGATCAAAATATCTTTGGAATGTTGGTGGGTTACTGGTAAAGGTCTCAACTCCGACATTGAAGCTGAAAGAACCACGAATATCAAGTGCAAGAGTGCCCGTAGAATATGAAGTTCCCACAGTGCCATTTTGATTTCTTTGAACTCTCATTACAGAATTCAAAGGGTCTACATTAAGAACTTTAAGTTGTTCAAGATTTTCGGCAGATTGTCCAATACCAATGATAGTATTCTCTCTTACGTAAAGAGGATCATATGGACCATTGAGTGCAATAGTAGTTGTCAGACCAGTATTAGCTGGTGTATCGATAAATTCATTAGTTCTCCAAAGTCTTTGTGGATTGAAGATATTTTGGGTGCCATTTAAACTTGCAAAGGACTCCGTTGATAATCCAGAAATTACAACTCTGTTTTTATTTTCAAAATTGTGGGGAGAAGTGCAATAACCGATGGCAAGACCACCACCAACAAAAAGTTCAAGATTTTCTGAACTAATTGTTGAGGATGCAAGAGATACAACCTTTTTACCAACAACTCTTCCAACAGATAATCTGGATTGTCTGCCATATTGTGGGTCTCCATCTAAATGGAGCACATCTCCACTCTTATAACTGGTTCCAGCAGAAACAATTTCATACCCTGTAATTTCACCCTTTGTAGTAGATTCAATTGTGCTGATCTGATCTACTTCTCTGGTTGTATCATTGATATACTCATTAAACCCATGAAGATTACTAGTCTTCGATGGTCTTGTGTTTCTAATTAAACCCTCACCTTCATAATTAAAATCAACCTGATTATTTTTTCTATCGATGTTGAATTCGGTAGGAACAGAATTATAAGTATCCCCGATTACGTATGGGAATTGTGGTTGTCTATAATTTTTAAACGAACCATCACTATCTGCTTTACCTGAGGAAATGATTGCAAAATATGCATATACCCCATTTGGAAAATCTGGGGTCTTACCAAATCTTCCATTATGCTCATCTAAGTCTCCATTAGATTCAAACTTGTAATCTTCAATAAAAAATCCATCTGGAAATCCTGTGGGTCTTTCTGGACTTGGATCTAAAATATAACCAGATTGAAGTGCTTTAATTGCACCACCAGTGTCTTGATCATACCCATAAGGTCCATAAATTGGATGACCATCATTTGCCCATCCAATAATTGGTGAATGATTCTTAGAAGGAATTTCTATATTGTTATCTTTAATTAAATCAAAAGTATCTGCACCAAAGTTAAAGGAACCATCTTCATTTTTTGAATATATGATCTCCCTGAGACCTCTGGGAACGGTCAATGATGCAACACTTCCCTTAGAATATTGATTACTTGATTTCCGAAGAATTGCATCATCTACACCCAGTAAATTTCTCTTTTTCTCAAACTCATTGACATTCCAGGATTTAATGGATACTTTTGCCTTTGCCCCCAATCCATTTGGAATGACATCAACAAAAGTCGTACCAGTTGAGAATCCAACACCAGAATTATTAACAGTAATTGAAGTGATCGCTCCATTTGTAATAATTGGAGTCAGTTTAGCGTCTTTTCCAGATCCAGTAATCTTTAAATCAGGAATAGAATTATATCCTTTTCCACCATTAAGTACAAAAACTTCCTTAATAGTAGATCCCTCAATAACAGGTTGTAACTGAGCACCAGTTCCATTTTCAAACGTTATCAAAGATTGACGTTCAAAATTAAGAATGTCTGAGCATCCATATCCAATGCCACCCTTTTCAAGATTAATTTTAGAGATGGTTCCTCTAAATTTTGGAGTCAATGAAGATGCGAATGTTAGATTATTGGTGGTTGCAATACCAACATTACCGGTAATACTTACACTAATATCAGGATAATTAAAAATGTGAGTTCCACCAGATCCAACGGTATCAAATTTGGTAAAGATATTATTATTATAGTTTAAAGTAGATGATGTTGTACCAATCCCTGCTGCCGATAATTTGAAGGAATCGGAATTAATACGAGTTACGATATAATTTTGATCCGTTGTCAATCCGCTGATTGGTGTTCCTTCATGACGGTACTGAATTACCTCACCAGATGAGAATCCATGGTTTATAAAATTAATTTGATTTTTACTGGTGCTAACACCAGAAGATGATAGTTTAATTGGGTTATTGGTGTATCCACTACCACCAGATTCAACAGTTACAGAGGATAAAATTTTCTTTTCTGCAACCGTAGTAAAATAATGATTACCTTCTCCAAACGTGGTTATATTGATTGTGCTAACACCTGCAAGAGCAGTACTTTGATGTCCATGCAGAGTGATCTCCGAAAGAGATCTGACATTAACATAATAAATTGAATTATTAACGAGATATGCGTCTCTTACTTGTGATCCACTAGTAGTTCCAATTCCAATAGCAGTCTGAGAATTAGAATTATAAACAATTGCATCACCATTTCTGAGACGGTGATATGTACTGAATCCAATAACATTAGTTGCTGTGGAAATGTTTCCAGCACCAACACTAGCATCCACAATTGCAACGGTTTTTTCAGATCTTAAATTTGCCTTTGCTTTTGCACCAGTTCCATTACCACCTGAAATATTAATTACAGGATCCTCTAAGAAATCATATCCACTATTAGTAACTTCAATTTCTTCAAGAGACCCGACAACAGTGGCAGTTGCAGTTGCTCCTGTGCCAACAGAATCTGTGATTATAATATTTGGTGGATTAATTACATCATAGTCGGATCCACCAGATAAAACGTCAACAGATGTTAGATTTCCATAGTAGCAAAAATCTTCTGATTTATATGAATGAAGATCTACGCCATTGATAAGAAAACCAATGTGTCCTGATTTTGTTTTTGCCTTTTCGTTGGGAGTTTCGATGAAACGAGAAACTTTTCTGAGACCATATGAACTATCTAATTGATTTTCATAAGAATCAATTGGGTATAAAATTTGATTACTAGCGATACCAGTAACATCAACAAATTTAGAATTAAAAATATTTGCCCTAGATTCTGCTAATTTAAAACTATCATTATCTAATTTTTTAACAAAGTATGAACCTCTTTGCAAATCACCCAAGTTTCTGGTGGTTGTAATCGCAATTGGTTCGCCATAAGATGCATCGTATTCTACAAATTCATCAGGTTTGTAGTAAACTTCATCGCCAGTGAAGAATCCGTGCCCAACATAATCAATCGTATCACCAGAAAGAATTAGGGGAGCAGTAGCACTTTTACCATTATCTGTTAAAATAACATTTCCAGTTTTAATATTGATTGGGTCTGAATACTTTGGTAAAGAGTGCGAAGCAATATAAACAGAATCATTTGTATCATAAAAAGATTTTACAACGTTCGCTGGAAGACTATTAACAACATCATTCTCAGAGTTGACTTTTGTAAGCAGTCTTCTTACCTCACCTCCCTTATCTGGATCAAATCCAGAAAGACCTGATACGTCAAAAACTTTTGATGAAAGAATATTATTGACAACACCACTAGTTTCAAGTTTAGTTGGTGTAATAACTTGAATAGAATCACCAATGTTTAAATTATGATTTTCAGTGGTTTGAATTTGGTATAAAGAAATAATATTTGGATTTTGTCCAAGTTGATTCTGATTTAAAATCTTTGCATTTTCAATTTTAAATCTAGAAGTTTCATTTGAAATCAAAGAATCAGTTACTATATTGTTCTTGGAGTATCCAAGAGATTGATTTTTAATAATATCACCCTTTTTAAAATATGGCGTACCAAGATCAGTTGCTTTTATCTTATAATCACCAAGACTGCCTTTTATTCTGAAATCAAATTCAGTTCCATCATCAAGAACACCATAAGCCCTTGAAGTATCAAAAATTTCCTCTTTATCTAAAACACCTTCAATAAGACCATCAAGATCTAAAAATTGTGTTATATTTTTGGATTTATATGTTACAACACCAACGTCATTGTTATCAAATCTAATTGATAGTTCTCCATTTTCTGGAAAACCAATAGTTGACTCAACATCAACAAATGTAGCACCTGCTGCTACGTTTCCAAGGACTTTTGTTTGAGGTGTAATTTTAAAATCACCATAAATCGATCCAACAACTACACTATCTTTTCTCTCAACAAAATCAAGATCAATTTGAAAATATGCACCCTTATCAGTGATAATTCGTTCAGATGCGACTACCGAACCAGATGCTGTGATATTTCCATCCTTATCTTCTTGATAAACATTTTTTGTAATAAATCCAGACAGATATTTTTCAGTTATATCTAAATTTGCTGGATCAGGGAATGCATTAAGTCTGAGAACCTTTCTGTAATCAGCATCAGAAGGTGCAAAGAGATTATCTTGTGGTTTTAAAACCTCAACTTCATCATTGTAAAGTGCTCTGAAAAGAATTTCAAATCCATCAGAAGTTCCTTTGGATTTGTAAAAATCTGTCGCTTGTTTAATGAAATTTGATCTATTCAGACCGGGATATAAACTTGCGTTTTCTAAACCAGGTAAATATTCTGCTTTTAACTTTCTAAAAAATTCTTCTAAGAAAAGAGATGATAAATTTTCGACAGAATCCGCAGCAACATGTTCTTCTGCTGAGGATGACTCAAAAATTAATTCATCTGGTCCGTTATTAGAGTGATAACTTGTAATACCACTAAAACCTCTGATACACCCCGTAAAAGTGGTTTGTGTTTTTCCTGTATATGAAATAATCTCATCATTGATCTTTAATAGACCATATTTGTCTGGCCATCCAGATGTATCACCAACATTGATAGTGGTAGCATCAAAGTCAATGTTAGAAGTTACCGTCGTGAATCCAACGATAGATGAATAAGTTCCTACCTTCGTATATTGATCAATATTTTCAAGAATATTAACAGGACCGCCTTGATACTCTTGTGACTTATAATATGTCTTTAAAAGATCGCTTGCGCCTTCCAGTTCGGCACCAAGAAAAATCGGAAGTTGATTTTCAACTACGGATTGGATTTTTACTCTTTTTTCTAACAT